AAGGTTTGCTACAGCAATAGATCCTACTTCATCATTGGTGTAGTAGCTAATACGTTGAAGCCAACTAAGCATTGATTTTTCATTTTCAGGACCAATAGGAATTTTTGTGAAGTTTCTTGACTTTGCATACTTCTTTGCTCTAGGATCTTCAATAATAAGTTTTTCGTTACGAACACCGGTTGATTTAGAAACCGATATAGCGCTTGTGATGTAGTCAGCACCTGACGTAGCAAAGTTCATTGCACTTTCAGTAACTATGGATACTGAGTTATCAAGGTTTCCATAGACTAAATGCTCTGCAAGTATTTCTGCTTCATCTTCAAACATAGGTCCACGACCAAGATACTCTCTATAGCGATTTACTCGCCCAGATGTAAGTGCCGTTGCCATAATAAGGCGTGTTTCTTCCACAATATTGCGAGAAGATGTAACTTTTAGATCATCAATCTCTCCTCTAATGCGAATCTTGTCGGCTTCATCTAGTGCTGCGCTAAGTTCTTTGTTTTTTGCAACTATTAACTTACGCGCTCCTACGATATCTTCGTCAATTTTGGCAATTTGAGCCTCGTATTTACCTGATTCTTTTTTATTAAGGTAACGCATTAAAGTTCCTAGTGGGCTTTCTGTAAAATTACCAGATTTCCGCGCTGCTTCAAATGCTGTGTTAACTCGTGTTGAAAGATAGCGACCTTTTGCCAGTCCCCAAGGTGATCCGCCAATAGCAAGGTGGACCATAAGGTCTTCTGTAGCGTTACGGATAACATAACGCGGGCCAGCAAGGGTGAGGAATGACCAGTATCCGGTCATTTTATCAACCCATTCTTTATTGGCAGTGCCTAGCGCTTTGTTAATCCAACCAGAACGAAATGCTGCTCTATCAATATCTACCAAACTAGGTGATGCCATAGTTGTATCGAAGTCAGAGGCGATTGCTCCAATAGTCGAATTTTTATTATCTGCAAGACCAAATAGCTTATTGGTTTCTCCTTTTGCAAGAAGATTAAGTTGTTGTCCTGCTTCTGTAAGATTTAATCCACGAATCTCAGCAATGTTTCCCCATAGTCCAGCAAACATTTCCTTACGCTTACCAATATCTGTAATAGCCTCAAATGTTTCAGATATCATTTTGGCATCTTCTTTGGTAAATACAATACGTGCTACACGATATACCTGTAGCGAAGCATCTTTTGCTGTTACGTCAAATCTGTCATTCTTAAATAAAGGAGCAATATTAAACTTAGCCTTAAATCTATCTAGGCGAAGGCCGAGTGATTCACTAGAAAACCTTAATACACCTTTACTTCCGGTGCCTTTAACAAGATTAACAATCTGCTCTTGTCCATCAATGAGTGCCTTGGATACGCCATCTGTTGTTGGCATATCTCCAAACATTGCGTTGATAAAACTAGGAGCGCGTCTATCTATGTTGATTACTTTATCTGCTTCGGTCATAAATTTAACACGTGCTCTACGTGCCACATCAAGACGTGGAATAATGACCCGCTTGCGTCCTACAGATCCTGCAAGGACTGCTACGGCTTCTTCTGTGTTCTCAAAAAATGCTCGTGCTGATGCTGCATTGGTAACTTGGTTTCTCTGAAAAGCACGGATAACTTCTGGACCATACTCAGGGGCAAGTATTTCAAGTTCACGCTTAGCAGCTAGTGCCTCTTTAGGAGAACGAGATTGTGCCTTGGTATAACGGTCTAACGCTGCGCCGTAGTTATCCCAAAATGAGGCCACATTCGGCATAGCAAAAGTTTCTGCAACCTTCTTGCCACCTGTAACTGCTTCAAGTGAATACTTACCGATTACATATAGTGAGCGAATCTTAGAAGATACAACAAGTGGATCTACAAAGAATCTAAATAATGTATCTACAACACCTGATGTAAGAGAATAGGCTAACTTATTTTTTTCAAGTGCTTCAGGTAGAATAAGATTAGCAAACTGACGACCTGGTGAGAACTTAGCTTTATCTACAACACCAAGTGTTTCGTTAAATAGTGCTCGTTCTTCTTCTACATTTTGCACACCAGCAATAACTTTATTTGTTGGGTCAGCAAATGCAATATATTTCATCTGTTCAGGTGTAGCACTTGCTGCAATATCGGCAAGGCTTTCACCGGACTTGATTCGCATAGCGATATCTACTGCATCTTGACCATAAAGACCTTTAGCCTTTTCAATACGGCCTTCGTTGTAAACCTTATCGCCTTTATCGTTTGCTTTATCCCAAGCAAAGCCAACTTCACCTTGTGATAATGGAATAGCAAGAGCGCGGTATCCGCGAGTAGTTGCATCGGCAACTTCAATAAAACCTTTAAATGCTAAGGTTAGTGGATTATATTTAAAAGCTGCTGATCGCCAACCTGTTTTTGGTTTTTCAAGGACATCTGTCTCACCAAAGGTTTTTACCATATCTTCTTGTTGGTCTACTGGCATCCGCTCAAAAGACTTCTGTGCTATATCATTTGGAAGGCTGCTTAGTTCTTTATCTTTTGATACCTTCTTGGAAAGAATATCAATCTGGCGCTTTTGTTCTGGCGTTAATCCAGCAGCGTATGCGACTGCCTTTAAGTTATCAGCCATTAGTTACCTCGTGATAGTGCTTCTTGATGTAGGACTGCAATTTCTCCAGTAGTATCAAATGGAAGCATCTGTGCCAAAGTATCTGAAAGTTTAATTGTTACTTTATTCATACGTAATGCGCTAGAGCCAACGCCTTCACCACGATCAATACCTGATGTAATGGGTTCATCGGAACGTTCTGTCTCTGCGAATAAACCTGTAAGTGGTGCTGGTGCTGATGTTGGACGTCCACCTACATCGTCTGCAATACCACGTGTTTTTGATTTAGGAGCACCTGTATTAATAGCGTCTGTTTCTACGCCTTCACCATAAGCGGTAGATCCCATTTGTAAATTATCAGTGCGTGTTGAGAATTTGCCAGGACCTGCTGGACCTGCGAGTGGGTTTAACATACTCACTATTTGTCCTCCTGTAATCTTTCTAAATCTGCTGACATATCTTCCCAGGCTCGATTGACTTGGGTCTTTTGGTTTGAATGATAAATGGATAACTCCATTAGTTCGCCTGTTAGTGTCTCTATTGACCTTGCTAAATTATGTATGAAACCTGCGCCTATTACTATAAAGTCAAGAAAGCGCACTGGGCGAGGAACATAATCATCTTCGTTAATCACCCAGCACACCCTTCTTTAAAAAACATTATCCTTTTTTAACTGCGTTTCCTTTGCGTCCTGCTGGCATCATAGATGGCATTACCTTTCCGCCTGATGGCTTAGAAGTATCCTTCTTACCTTCAGTTGGCTTTGACATAGGCGCTGCTGCGCGAGATCCTTTGTTCATATTTACACCTCCCTCGTTTAAGCTGCGCCGGTGATACCAGCGAGTAGTTGGGCTATATCGGGACGTTGACCAGCAGCAGGGGCCGAACCAGCTTGTTCTTGTGGAGGTTGCTGCGAGGCAGGAGCGGGGGCCGCACCTGCTGCTGGAATCTGTTGTTCCATACCTGGTGCCATAGGTGGCATCTCTGGGGTTGGAGGTGGTTCTGGTGTAAATGCTTTTTCAATAATGTTTTCTAGGGCTTGTCCCTTTTGACGGCCTTGGATAACAGATGCGATACGCCCGATAATCTGTGAAGGGTCTTGTCCTTGCGCTGCAAGGGCTGGTATAGCTTGTGCATACTGAGCAACAGCAACGCGGAGAGAATCACGCATTTCTTCGATGTCAACACGTTGCTCCTCTTGTGTAACGTTAAGGTCCATAGGAATCTCACGGCGAACATAGTCGCGTGATACGAGTTTGTCTGAACGCATTTGTAGTAAAGCAATGATTGCGCGGTTAGGATCCATACCGGACATAATGCCGTAACGGACATCTACTCCATACTCACCCTTGATATCACGAGTGGGAATATATTTAAGGACATAAGGTGTGCCATCATCGCTTCCCGTGATTGTCTTAGGGATACCGCCAAAGATTGCCTCGTCTGCTTCAAAGCAGATACTAGTAAGTTCTGTAAATAATCTTGCGAACTGTGCTTGTGCTGCTTTAATTTGTGTATCAAAGCCAGCCTGCAGTGCTTGCACTCCGCGACCTGTAACAACGGATGCGTCAATGTTACCTGAACGTGATTCAGGATAACGAGCACCAAGGCGTAGTTCACGCTCTAAGACACCAGATTCTGTAAATACACCTGTAGGTAGTTCTAGTGGAACTCGGCGGATACCTGCTGGGTTAGATGTTCGCATAATAGAATCTGGACCAAGGGCCAACTCTTGCACATCTTGTGGAATAGCAATAGGTGCTTGAATAGATTTTTCAGCAGCTTGAATCTGAAGGATAGCAAAACGAGCACGTGCTAATTGCACTGACAATACATCATCAAACTGACCACGTGCTTCACCATCAAGAGATGAACGCATCACTGTTCGTGCCATACATTTGCCAAGAACGTTCTTAGTCTGAGATAAAATTAGATTCTTACGCTCTGGTAAGTAGAGCAAGTCTTGGTCTTTGTCGTGGTAGCGAACCATTGAAATATAAGGGGAAGATAGTTGATACTGGTTTCGCCCTAGTATTTGGTCGTAAAACTCTGGATATTGCGCTGCTAAAGATTCAGCATCGGTAACAATTATCTGTGTTAACGATAAGGTGCGACCATAGCGATCTAGCTCTGGGTAGACACCAAATGGATTGAGCATACGGATACGGGGATTGTTATCATCGTAATCCATCTCAACCATACCAACACACATACCGTAGGT